GCTTGACGCTATCGAAGCTGTCAAAGGTGTAAGAGATTCAAGAATGTGGGATCCAAATTGCAAAAGATATATGGAGAATCAACAAAATCCTAAGAAAGATGTAAAAAAGTCTGAAAAGAGTTAATATATTTATAAATATTTCTTTTTTTTGTTATGGCTGCTGTAAAAGGTGATGTCGGTAAAATAATGTTCCATAATGCTGCTGGAACAGAAGCTGATATATCAGGTCTTAGAAATTGGTCTTTATCAATTACCAAAGATACTCAAGAGACTACAGTGCAAGGTGATACCGCAAAGACTTTCGTTGGTGGTCTTATCTCTGGTGAAGGTTCAGCAGAATTGATCTATGACAATGCTGGCAACACAGACTATCTTGCATTTGTTGAAGATATACTTACAACAGGTGATGCTGGTGACGCATTGTTTGAATTGTTCCCCGACAGTTCAGCTAGTTCTAAAAAATTTGGTTTTTCTGGAATAATTACTAATGCTGAATATGGAGCAACTCTTGGTGAGATACAGCTTATCAATATTACATTCCAGACAACAGGTGCAATAACTTCAGATATATAGTAAATTAAAAATACTTCGCATTAATTTATGCCAAACAAAAGAACTGTTGATTTGATTGCAGAGTCATTTAAAGATGAAATGACTCAAAGACGCAAATTCGATATTAAAGATTCAAAAGGAAATGTAACTGTTAGTTTATATTTTAAACCTATCACTAGGTTTGACCGAGTTAAAGCACAACAGCTTGCAGGGTCTGAAGAGGCGCTTAATGTCTCAACCCAATTACTTTGTCAAATGGCAGAGTTAGAAGATGGTACAAAAGCTTTTAGCATGGCTGATGCACCTAACTTACAAAGAGAACTACCAGAAAAAATATTAAATGAGATTGAATTATTTTTGCATGATATAACCCTTGATATTGATACAGCAAAAAAAGAATAAAAGGGGATAGCTGGCTCAGATTTGAGTTATTCCTAGCAACAGAACTCGGTAAGACTTTAGAAGAACTCAGAAAATCAATAACTGAGGTAGAACTTATATATTGGGCTGGTTATTATGAAATTAAGCATGAAGAAGAAAAAAGAGAGATACAACGACAAAAACACAATTCAAGGTAGTATATAATAAAGGCTTTTTTTATCTGTGGCAGAGGCAGTAGTAAGACTTAAAGTTGATGCAACCAGTGCCAATAGAGCATTAACTGGAGTTCAAGCAAAAACACAAAAACTACAATCTGCTTTTGGTGGTCTTAGAACAGCCATTGCTGGCATTGGTATTGGATTATTAGCAAAACAAGCAGTAAGTACATCTGCAAACTTTGAAAAATTAAATGTAAGACTTGGTTTACTTACAAAAGCATCTGGAACTTTTGCAAAGTCGCAACAGATTGCGGCAGATGCACAAAAAGCTTTTGGACTTAGTGCAACTGAAGCTCTTGAAGGGATAACAGATATTACAGCAAGACTGGCTCCTTTGGGTGTTGGTGTAGAAGATATAAAAAGTACATTCTTTGGATTTAATACGGCTGCTAAGTTGGCTGGTGCTTCAACCATAGAGGCATCAAACGCATTTAGACAGTTAGCGCAGGCTCTTGGATCAGGAAGGCTTGCTGGTGATGAATTTAGGAGTATATCTGAACAAATACCAACATTATTACAGCCAATAGCAGATGAACTTAATGTTCCTATTGGAAAACTTAAAGAACTAGCTGCTGAAGGTAAATTGACAAGTGAAGTTGTTTTGAGATCATTGAGAAAGATTGAGACAGAAGGGGCAGCTTCTTTAGAGGCTTTAGTTAAAGCAGATCCCACACAAGTATTTAAAGATTTATCAAATGAAACAGAAAATTTATCAAGGGCAGTTGGTGATTTGCTAAAACCAGCAGTCATCGAAGGAACAAAGGTTTTAACAAAACTTCTAATAGTTTTAACAGAATTTGTTAACAGTGATGCTGGGCAAGCAACTCTTTTACTTGTTGGGATAGCAGCCGCAGCAAAAGCTATTGCAGTTGCAGTTCCTGTTGCAGGGGCGGCAATAGCAGCTATAACAGTAAAAATAGGCGCATTAAAAATTGCAGTTCTTGGACTATCTGGTGCGATTGCGGCAAGTGGTATTGGGGCTTTAGTAATTGGTCTTGGACTTTTAACCACACAAATCATTAAAACTAAAAAAGCACAAAATGAATTAAATGATGCCATTGCAAAAGGTTCTGAAGAGGAAGTTACAAAACAATTAGAAAAACAAAAAGCTTTAAGAGAAAAAATTAATGAGAGATTAGAAACAGCAAAAGGTCGATCAAAAAAAGCTCTTGAAACAAAATTAAAAGAGATCGATGCTGATATTCGTATGCTTGAAGGAAGAAATAAAACACTACAATCCGATAAACTAATAAATGAAAAACTTAAAGAAAGAATTGATATTCAAAAAGAAAGCACCGAAGAAATTAAAAAACAACAAACAGAGACAGACAAACTTAAAGATAAAATGACTGCTGTAGGTGAAGAGATTGAAAGTAGTATAAAAAATAATTTAAGGGATGCTATAACTGGAGCAAAAACTTTTGGCGAAGCAATGGCAGGTGTATTAAATCGAATAAGAGATAAAATTATTGATGCTCAACTTGATAGATTAATTGGTCAATTTGGTGAAAACTTTGGTAAATCATCAAGCAAAAAAGGAAGCGGAAAAGGTATTGGAGGTTTCTTAGGTGATTTTATTGGCGGTCTGTTTGCAAATGGTGGTAGGCCACCAGTAGGTAAAGCTTCACTTGTTGGGGAACGGGGACCGGAATTATTTGTTCCAAAAGTTGCTGGCACTATTATTCCTAACAATGCAATCGGTTCTGGTGGCACGACTAACAACATGATTACTGTTAATGTTGATGCGTCTGGTAGTTCTGTTCAAGGAAACCAAGCAGAAGGTCAGGCACTTGGACAACTTATCGCTGGTGTGGTTCAATCTACATTAATAGAAGAATCAAGGGCTGGAGGTTTATTAAATAGGTAATGGCAACTTTTCCATCAATACAACCCACTTATGGGATGAGAAAAACAAGTTCACCAAGAGTAAAGGTTTCTTCTTTGGGTGATGGTTATGAATTTAGGGCTTTATATGGCTTACCTTTTTCTCAAGACCCTAAAGTGTATGATCTTACTTTTGTAGTCTCAGAAGAGCAATCAGATGTCATTGAAGCGTTTTTAAGAAGCAGGATAAACGATCAAGCAAGTTTTACGTTCACTCCACCAGCAGAAGGTTTTATAAAAACAGGTACTTACTCGCAAAGCGGAACAACTGTAACTATTAGTATCACCTCACATGGTGTTGCTATAGGTGATGTTTTGACTATTGATTATACGTCTGGTTCTGCAACTGATGGCACTTTTGCTGTTGCCTCAGTAAGCAGTGATGATGCTTTTACTGTTACGGCTGCTGCTAGTGCAACAAACTCAGGAAATGTTTCAATTACTCTTTCTGGTGCTGGACAGTTTGTATGTGATTCTTGGACAAAAACAATTCCTTATAACAATAGAGCAACTATAAATTGTACATTTAGAGAGGTGTTTGAACCATAATGGCTACACCAACCGCAGAACTACAACAACTTACAAATAAATCAATAATAGAATTATTTTCTGTTGAATTAAAACCTGATGTACATTTTCAAAAAACTGCACAGACTGGCATATATTCACAAAGCGGCACAACAATTACTATCAGTGCAACTGGACATGGTATGCCAGTTGGAACAATAGTAGTTTTAGATTTTACTTCGGGCAATGCTGGAGATGGTATTTATACAATAAAAACTGAATCAACAAATCAATTTACTGTTACTTCTACAGTTTCACAATCTACAAGTGGTGATGTTTCATTTAATTCAAATGTAACGCCATCTGTTCCTACTGTTTATTTGTTTCATTCTGGTAATAATTTAAAAGATAATACTGATTTGATTTGGCAATCTAACACTTACACAAAGTTTCCATGCGATGCTGAAGGTTTTGCATATTCGGGTAAAGGAAAACTACCAAGACCTACATTGACTTTTTCTAATTTACTTGGAAATATTACAGCAATAATGCAACTTGTTAATCAAACAACAGCTTTTAGTGATCTGACAGGAGCAAAAGTTACACGTAGAAGAACGCTTGCAAGATTTTTAGATGAAGAAAATTTCCCTTCAAATGTCAATCCTTATAAAGTAGGATCAGTTGATCCTACAGCAGAATTTCCAAGAGAAATATATTTTATAGAAAGAAAAGTTACTGAAAATAGAGATATTGTTCAGTTTGAATTAGTTAGCACTTTTGACTTAGTTGGAGTTGGCGCACCTAAAAAACTTGTAACAAGAGCCGATTTTCCTTTAGTCGGTACATTAACAAATTTTTAATTATGACTTGGAAAAATGATGCTGAACAATATGCAAAAAAACAAGCCCCATTTGAAGCATGTGGTTTATTAGCAATCATCAAAGGTAAAGAAACTTTTTGGCCTTGTAAAAATTTAGCAGAGGGTAAACATGAATTTTTTATGCTTGATCCTGATGATTGGGCAGAGTGTGAGGATACAGGTGAAATTATGGGTGTTATTCATAGCCATCCTATAGGTTCAGCAACACCTTCAGAAACAGACAAAGCAGCATGTGAGCATTTAGGTTTCCCATATCACATTTATAGTATTGAACATAACCACTGGGAGTCTTTTAAACCTACTGGATGGAAAACACCATCATTGATAGGACGAAGATTTATATGGGGTAAGCATGATTGCTGGTCTGTCGTCAGTGATTGGTATTTAGAAGTTAAAAATATAAAACTTATGGAATGGAAAAGACCAAAAAAAATAAAAGACTTTTTAAATAAACCAGAGTTTGAAGAAGCACTTCCAAAGGGCGGTTTTGTTAAACAGTCTACAAATAATGATGTGCAAGTTGGTGATGTATTGTTGTTTAGATCAATCACAGGTAATTTAGATCATGTAGCTGTTTATATTGGCGATATGATGATTTTGAATCATAATATAAAAGCTTTGAGTTGCAGAGAGCTTTTTGATTTAAGATACCAACAAGCTTTATATGGAGTTTATAGATATGCAACTTAAAAAAATTAAAGTGTATGGAAAGTTAAGACAGTTTTTAGGTCAGTCATATTTTGAAGCTGCTGTAAAATCACCACATCAAGCCATGAGATTTCTGCTGGCAAATTTTGAAGGACTTCAAAAACACATGAATGATCAAGTGTATAAGGTAAAAATGGGTGGTAATGAAATCACTGAGGATCTTTTGTCAATATCAGGACAGGGTGATATTCAAATAATACCTGTAGCGATTGGCTCTGGGCCTTTAATTACTATAGCTGCTGGTGGTTTATTGACAGCATTTGGTTCTGGCGCAACTATCTTAGGTTTAACTCTTGGTTCTGCTCTTACAGGAATAGCTACAACAATCGGTATTTCTTTAGTGATTGATGGAGTTTCATCTTTGTTAAGTCCAAATCAGTCAGCGTCTTCCGTCTCATCTGTAGGTGATACAGATCCTAATATTAGAGGTTCATATAATTTTGGAGGGATACAAAATATTAGTACTAGTGGTGTTCCAGTACCAATTTTATATGGCCTTGTTTATTCTGGTTCAATTATTGTTAGTTCTGGAATAGATACTGCCCAGATAGTAAAGGAGATTTGATATGTCAGATTTAGTAGGGTTTACAAACTTATCACGACAAATTGCCGATCCTGACATGATAGAGGGAGGCTTAAGAAGTAAACAATTTGCGACAGTAATACATTTATTAGGATCGGGGGAAATCGATTCTATTTTTGATGAGGGTGGTTCTGGTACAAATACTTTTAGGAAAAATATTTTTTTAAATAACACACCTTTACAAAATGCAAATGGTGATGAAAATTTTCAAGATGTTGAAGTATTTATAAAAAATGGTGCTTCAGATCAAACCGCATTAAAAGAAATAGCATCAATTCAAAATACTGTTCCTATTGGTGTACAGGTCACAAATGCTGCATCTGTTTCAAGAGCTACAAGTGCAACAGCGTTTGATCGCTTGAAAGTATCTTTGCAGTTTCCATCTTTGCAAGAGTTTAAAGATGATGGAGATATAATTGGGGCTGAAGTAAAAATATCCATACGAATAACAGAAAATGATGGCACAGTTCATAATCCAATAGTTGAAGATATAATTAACGGAAAAGCATCTAGTCCTTATGTAAAAGATTATGAAATAAAATTTGCTGATACAAGTCAAATAAGTTATCCATTAACAATTACAGTAATTAGAAATACAGAAGATGGAACTGATACAAAATTACAAAATACATCAAATTTTTTATCATTTACAGAAATAATTACAGATAATAGAGCCTATCAGGGGTTCGCTTATGTAGCAATAAGATTTAATGCACAGGAATTTCAATCTTTTCCAACAGTGAAATTTAGGGTAAAGGGAACCAAGATTAAGATACCCCATAATGCAACTGTAAGATCAGATGGCTCTTTAAGTTATAGCGGAGACTTTAACGGTACATTTAAAACTAATAAAGAATGGAGTTCAGACCCAGCATGGATTTTATATGATCTATTAACTACTGATAAAGGGTTTGGTGGCTCTGATGGTCTTATTGAAGAAGATTCTTTAGATGTTTTTAGTTTTTTCTCTGCTAGTCAATATGCAAGTGAGCAAATAACTGATCCTATAACAGATACAACGGAGGCACGTTTTTCAACAAATATAATTCTAAATCAAAGAAATGATGCTTTTAACTTAATAAATGATCTTTGTTCTGTTATGAACGCGATGCCTTTTTATGGTGTTGGTACTTTGCAAATATCTCAAGATAGACCTACTGACAGTTCAACAAACACTTCTGACCCGCAATATGTATTTACTAATGCAAATGTAACAGCAAATGGATTTACTTATCAGGGATCAGGACAAAGAACAAAATTCACAGAGGTAGAAGTTTCATATTTTGATAATGATACACAACAAATAAATTATGAATTAATAACAACAGATCAAATAACAGCTTTATCTGATGCAGTATCTAAATTTGGAAGAACAAGAAAAACAATAAAATCTTTTGCTTGCACATCAAGAGGACAAGCTAATAGGTTAGGCCGCTGGTTTTTATATTCAAATCTTAAAGAATGTGAGGTTGTGAATTTTACAACCACTCTTGAAGCTGGTGTCATTGTTAGACCATCTACAATAATTGGCATAGCTGATTCAATGAGGGCTGGAACAAGAAAAGGAGGTCGTATAACAACAGGTGTTTCAACAACGGAAATTATTGTTGATGCAAGAACTATTGATGGTAATGATTTAACACATGAATCAGGATCAACTTTGACAGTTATTTTGCCAAATGGAAAAGCTAGTTTACCAAGAACTATATCGTCTATAAATGGAACAACGATTACTGTGTCATCTGCATTTGAAGATGATGAAGGGAATACTGCAACCCCACAATCTAATAGTATTTATGTAATTGAAAGTCCTTCAGTTCAACTACAAACTTACAGAGTTTTGTCTGTCACTGAACAAAACAAATTTAAATATGGAATCGTTGCAACGATACATGACACAAATAAATATGCACAAGTAGAAGATACAACTGTTGCTGCTGACCCTAGAGTTATAACCACTCTTATTGACGAAAAACCTTCACCCTCAAATTTAAGTGCTGTGGAGCAAATTGTTGTATTAAATAATCGTGCTGTTTCAAAAATATTTGTTTCTTGGCAACCAGTTTTAGGTGTTAAAGAATATCTTGTTGAATTTCAATTTGAGAAAGATAATCCAGAAAGGTTAAGAGTTTCAAGGCCAAGTTTTGAACTTTTTGAATCAAGATTAGGAAGTTATAAATTTAAAGTCAAATCATATAATGCCTTAGGTGTTTTAAGTTCAACTACTTCTTCAATCGACAATTTTACGGCTGTAGGAAAAACTGCTGTACCTAATGATGTGCAGAATGTGCAGATAGAACCTTTATCAGATCAATTTGTGAGATTACGTTTTGATAAATCTACAGATGTTGATGTTATTCATGGTGGCAACGTAGTTATTCGTTCATCGAACCTAACAACAGGTGCAACTTTCACAAATGCTATTGATGTTTTGCCAGAACTTTCTGGGAATATAAGTGAGTCGATTGTTCCTAATATAGTGAACGGAACATATCTTCTTGCCTTTAGAGATGATGGTGGAAGACTTAGTGCAAATCCAGCATCAATAAAAAATATAAATACAGAACCTGATGTTTTTCCAAAGTTAACTATTTTAATAGAACGAGAAGATTTAGACAGCCCACCTTTTCAAGGCGTAAGGGACGATTGTTTTTTCTCTGATGAAGTAAATGGTTTGGTCTTAGGATCAACAGTAACATTAGATGATGAACCTGACTTTGATGCAATAGCTGATTTTGATTTTATTGGTGATGTTGACTTTTTGACAGGTGGTCAATACTTTTTTGCAAATACATTAGATCTTGGAGGAAAACAACCCTTAAAACTTCGTAGGCATTTTGTTACTCAGGGTTTTCTACCTAATGATTTGATTGATAAAAGAACTGCTAATGTGGATAGTTGGACAGATTTTGATGGAGCCACTGCGTTCAATGTCAACGCTACCTTATCTGTCGCTACAACTGATTCTGACCCTGATTTGTCAGTATCGGCCACATATACAATTAATGATGGTTCTGGGGGTGCAGGCACGACAATTACAATTACAAAATCATCGCATGGATATTCTGTCGGAAGTCTTGTAACTCTTGATTTTACTTCTGGAACTGGTGTTGATGGTGATTATTTAATTGCTTCTGTACCTGATGCAAATACTTTTCTTTTAAATTCTGCAACGTCATTAAATACAAGCGGCAATTGTAATTATTCAGCAGAATTTGAACCTTATCAAAAATTTGTAAACGGTACATACACTGCTAGAGGTTTTAAGTTTAAATGTGACTTATTATCGACTGACCCAGCACAATCTATAGAAATCGACCAACTTGGGTATTTTGCAGAGTTAGTTAGTAGAACAGAAACAAGTCTTGGTAACGCAGCAGCCTCAAGCGGTGGATTTATAGCAAGTGGTACGTCTACAAAATCAATAACATTTACAAATAGCTTTTTTACAGGTCAGGGCGGTACAAGTGTAGGTGTAAATTCAGTTTTGCCTTCAATAGGAATTACAATAGAAAATGCACAGTCAGGTGATTTCTTTACCCTGTCAAATATTACTGGCACAGGTTTTGATATAGATATAAAAAATGGTGGCAGTAATGTTGATAGAAACTTTAAATATGCTGCAACAGGATTTGGGCGTGGTAGTTAATACTGGTTTAGGATATACTTAGAGAAAATTTTGGATTAGGAAATGGCACAACACGATTATGTTATAGATAACTCCACAGGAGCAAACGTCAGGGCAGATATCAATAGTGCTTTATTAGCAATTTCAAGTAATAATTCTGGATCATCCGCACCTAGTACAACTTATGCTAGTCAATTTTTTGCTGATACAAGTGCAGGGATAATGAAGTTGCGAAATACTTCTAATAATGGTTATGTCAACCTTTTTACTTTGGCTGGAGGTATTGATGTAGATGCAGCAAGTAATTTTAATGCAGATGTTACTTTTACAGGAGATAGTGCAAATATAGTTTTTGATAAATCAGAAAACGCTTTAGAGTTTGCTGATAATGCAGTAGCAAAATTTGGATCTGCAAGTGGAGGAGACCTAAAAATTTTCCATGACGGTAATAACTCGATAATCCAAGATAATGGAACAGGGGAATTAATTTTACAACGCTCATCAGATCCAATCCTAAAATTGAACGCTTCTGGGATTGAAGTATTAGACCCAAGTGGTACTGCGGAAGTTACGATTACCGCATTTGAAAGTAGTAATGCACAAATAAAACTAGCTGCTGATGAAGGTGATGATAATGGTGATACATGGATCGTACAAAGCAACGCAAGTAGCAATACTTTAAGACTTTTAAATGACATCTCAGGGTCGGCAGTTCTTAAATGGAGCATTGACACAGATGGAAAGGTAACACAAACTGGAGGTCTTGTGTGCAACAACTTTGAAACAATTACTTCGGGCGTACGAGTAACTAGAGAAGGTTCAACTGGCAATGTAGCTTTAGTTGTAAAAGCACAGGATGATGCTGGTAGCGATGCTACTATACACCTTGAATGTGTGAATGATACTGCGCATTCAAGAATAAATTTTGGCGATAGTTCGGATGATGATGTTGGTGAAATTGATTATGACCATGGTAATAATATATTTACGTTTAAAGTAGCAGGTACAGACAGATTTAATATGGGTACTGGTGCGATTCATCCAGTAGCAGATGATCTTCGTGATATTGGAACAGGTGCATTAAGATTTGATGATATAAGAGCAAGTAATGGTACAATCCAAACATCAGATAGAAATGAAAAAAATAGTATAGTTGCTTCTGATTTAGGTTTAGATTTTATAAATAAATTAACACCAGTTTCATACAAGTTTAATAACAAGACAAGAACACATTATGGACTTATTGCACAGGATATTGAAACCGTATTAGGTACTTTAAGTAAAACAGCAACAGATTTTGCTGGTTTTTGTAAAGATGAAATTACAACTAAAACTGAAATGGATGAAGATGGTCATGCTAAAGAGATAGTACTTGAGACACCTTTTGATAGATATGGTTTAAGATATAATGAATTTATTGCACCAATGATTAAAGCAATCCAAGAGTTGTCAGCAAAAGTAACCGCACTTGAAAGTGCATAAATAATTTATTATATTTAATTTATTTACATAAAACATGAATAATACTTTTGATATTGATTTCTTAAATGAAGAAATTAAAAAGACACAGGAACAACTTGAAATTGATATTAAAAAAGTTTCTTTACTACAACAAGAGATAAAAGAGATACAAGAACAAACACAGACTGTTGTTAATGAAAAACAAACGCTAATTAATAAAGCAACACAACCAATTCTTGAAAATCAAGGATCATTAAAAAAATTAAAGGAGATAAAAACTAAATTAGAAGGTAAAATAAAGGCAAATAAGTAATTTAATGATACTACCTTTTGTTGCAAGCCTTTTAGGTATTTTGATTTATACAACTTGTGCTTTTGCAATGTATAAACATTTTTATAAAGGGACTAATTCTTTATTTAAAAAAAACAACTGGCATTAGACAGACAAAACTTTATTATTGCCTAACATGAAATCAATGGTGCAATGAAAATACTTGAACAACAAATAGACTAACAGAATAAAGCAGACTAATTACAAACAGAAACAACCGAAAGTTGAATTTAATCTAAAAACGATTATTATTGAGCTTTATTCTTTTTAATAATGCTTAAAAAAGTACTAACAATAGCTGCTGCTTCAGCT